TTGTTGACGCAACAGATATAATGACACCACCTACAGGTATTGAAGCGGTATTAACATCTCTTGCTACAGAACTAGCAGCACCAGTCCATGTTAATGTGGTTCCGGATCCTACAGTATCTAATGTAAAGTCGCCATTTGATCCCGGTGCTTGTAATACACCGTTTACAAGAATCAGTGCATTATTAGTTGCAATACCAGTTTTCTGGGACTTACCCACAGTAAGTGCATATTCTCTACTTCTACCATTAAAATCTGATGTCAAATCATCATAAAGATGATTGGTGGAATATGTTTCTGACGTGCCGTTCACAATACCAGATCGAGTGAATACTCTTCCTTGGAAACTTGAAGAAGTTGTAATACCTACAAAATCCCTCTCGTCTGGTGGATTTGTTGTCGATCCTATTGGATTTTTTCCGGGAGGTGCCTCTGAGAATGTTATTTCATTTTCAACGATATTATAATTACCCCTTATTTTTTCAACTAAAGATCCTGTTGGGAATCCAGCTATCGATGTTCCTAATCTCTGTCTTCTTACTTTAATACCGTTAGTTGTTCCAATACCAACAGATAAAATTTTCATTACTTCACTTGTGTTGCCACTGCTGACACGAATATTATCGGCACCAAAGAATGACGTTATTCCAGTGAAAAATATGACATCTTGAGACTTATCAATACTTCTATCAAGAGTCGTTGTTACAGATGTTCCTGCAATTGGTGATTGTAAATAATTATCGATTGCAACTAATACTCTTGTATTTGCATTTTTAGATGTAAATGAATGTGATGTTCCAATACCAACATGAGTCAAATCAAGAGGCACAGACACTTCTTTCAGAGCATCTTGAGCACTTCTTGCTAACTGAATTTTATTTTCTCCTTTTTTAATAATAAAGAGTGATGATGGTAACAATGTAGTTGTAATACCAAGAGCAGGGAACTCTGTAGATGCAATTTGTATAGCGGATGATACACCAGTTCTTCTATCTGTATGTGCATATGATACTTCTTCACCAGTTACAAAGAAATGATTAGGTAACGTAATTGTATTTGCAGTTACATTTACAACTTCAGATGTGGATCCATCATAAGGTTTTTTAAATATTGGATCTCCATTATGCTCTAAAGCAAACTTAGTTTTTATCGCTGATTGTGTTCCTTCATAGTTTGCAAATGCGCTTTCCACTGATGCGTTTTGTAAATCTTTGACAGCCTCACCACCAACTTCTCTAGTTGCACCTGATGGTAATAATTCACTATTTTCTTCAACTCTTAAAGAATTTAAGAAAGTTGTAATAGATACACCTATCCCTGCATTTGGAACAAAAGTTATTTCTGTGACATTATCTGATGTTCTTCTACCACTTATAGTTCCAAGACCAGCAAATGCAGTTCCAACTTTTACATTACCAAATTCAGTTATATAAACATTATCATCATCTGTGTAATCATCAATTATCATGACCTCTGCTAACTCATAACTTCCGTTTAACTTATCAGCTATTTGAACAATACAATACGCAGCATCATAAGCATCTCCATAACTTGCAATACCAACTGCAACTGGCGTAGATGATGATGAGATACCTGTGCTCTGTGCAGACATCTCCGCATATGCCATGTCATATGATCCGATTCCAATATATCCCTCTGTTGCAATACCAATTGCGGTTGCATTAACAAATGCAGTGGTTAATCCAGCATCCGGTGTATATCTTATGACAAGATCATCTCCAACCATTAACGGGAAGAATGTTCCTATATTACCTGTTGATGAATACGCATCCGACGAGTGTATTGTTAATTGACCATATTCTTGGAATCCAACATTTGTCCCATCATGTATAACACTTACCTGATCATACTCAACACTTCCATCACTACCCTCTACACTCACAAAAAGTTTTGCTGATCTGTGTCCAGAAACTGTTGTTCCTATACCAGCAAGTGTAAACACTGTACCTGCTGCTCCACCAGCGACAGACACACAAGTTGATTGAATACTCACTAATGATCCATTTAAACCCTCTGATGTGGATGGATCAAAAGGTTCAGCAGGTATAGATGTGGTCGCTGTTGCAACATTAGTGGTGCTGACACCTAATTGATTTGTATCAATTTGATAAGACCATAACACAACGTTATAATCATTGATTGTAAATTTATGTGGGAAAAATCTTAAAACAGATTCAACACCATCAATAACAAAATCAAATGATCCAAGATCTAAAGTGGTCTCAACGGAACCATATTGATTCATCATGGTCAATCCTTTACCAGTATCATGCAATGTGTTAACAATCATGATTTGTCTTTCACCGGTGAATAACCTATCTTGAATATAAGCTACAAAGAATTGTGCCCTACCATCAGCTAATCTATTACGATAGACATCAGCAAAAGGTGTTGACCTAGCATTATTGTTGAATAAATTACTAAAGTCATCTATTGTCACAACTCTGTTTGATATTGATTCTGAAAAATCTGTTAATATTCTTGATTTAAAATTAATTTCATCAGAAAATGGTTTTTCAAATCCAGCGTTAATATAATTTTCTGATACTAAATCAAAATCATGGAATGACTGTAAATTTTCTACACTTATTAAATCTACAAATTTAGTGACGACACTATCAGGTCTAACTATTAAGTCATCAGATCTTTCAACTGGTAGTTGGGACTCAACTTGGAAATTGGCAAACTTTTTGAATCCTGCCGTGTGGTTTAATGTGCCAACAATATCTTTCCATTCATCAAACTGAACTCTTGACTTAACAGAATATGAAAACGCATGATAGTAATCATTATCATGAACACGTTGAATCTCATCATTTAAGAACCCAGTCCTTCTTTGCCATCCATTGTCAACAACAGAAAAATGATCTAATCCATATTTTGTTTCAAACTTTATCTTCTCTTTTATAAGTCCCTTTGCACCTGTTGGGGCTGTATACTCATTATTACCAATTCTTTCACCTCTAAATTTAGTTTGTTCAATTATCTGACCAATTTCAAACTCTCTATTACTTTCAACTGTGAGATATTTACTTGAATTATTCCAAGCAGAGACCGTACCCTTTACAACAGTTCCAGAGCTGTCTACCATTTGAATGTCATCACCAATTCTGAAATCAGTTGGTTGTAATTTTATATCAAATTGAGGAAAATACTTTTCTGGAACTAACGTAGCATCTGATTTAACTGAATTAAATATGCCGGGATGTTCAATATTTTTTTGTAAAAATTCTGCCATACTATAAGTAACAATTCCAACACCACCATAATTTGGATGAACTTTAGTTAAAGTAAATAAAGCATAATCATAATCTGAAGAGTTATATCCAGAGCCTGTTGATCCAATACCCACACTTACATTTTCAACAAGAACTTTGTCACCGACATTAAATGGGAAAGGGTCAATGTATTCACCAATAGCATTTAAAGTGCCACTGAAAATATTTTTAATTGTTACTGTTACCTCTTGAGTTGTGTCATTATATTCAAAATTTTTCGCTCTTACACCGTTAGGATTACCTATGGGTATTATTGTTGGAGATGAATCATTCAAAGATTCAGAATTTTCTAAAATTTCAACTATTTCTTGATCTGGTCGATATCTTAAATCAACATCCGTGATTGGTTTTTTAGTAACACCATCTAAAACAACCAAACTTGGATTTTGGTTATATCCTTTTCCAAAAGATGTGATACCTATTGATCTAAAACCACTTAGTGGACTAATTCTTAAAACTTGTGGAAATAAAACTTCTGGTTTTAAAGTAGTATCACTTGGATAATCAAATCCAATATTTTCTAAGGATATTTTTGTCGGTTTTCCAATTGTTGATGAAAAAGTTTCAACAACTGCTCCACTTCCTAAATCGGATGTAATAGTGGTTATACCGGGAACAATTTGATATCCACCACCAGATTCAGTAATTGTTATCTCGTCAATAGATCCATATGCGCTTGTAGATATGGTTGAATATTTTAAAGTAGATGTAGATGGAGAGTAGGAGTCTGATTCAGGTATAGATTGTAAATCGTAAGTAAATGTAGTAGATCCAGTAGAGATAATATTAAATTTACCACTGTAAAGACTATTTTTTTTAGTTATGTTATTGTTGTTAAAAACATCATCATCAACAGTTATTTCTTTATTCTCTGTTAAATTATCTGATACATTTATAGGTGATAATTTATAGTATAAATTTTTGGGTGTATTCGCATCAATCTTTAAAGTTACTTTTGCGTTGCCAGTGACACCAGTTGTGCCTGTTCTTGAGACATCAAAAGATTCTGTTATACCGCTTGTTTCATAAATTTCATTAAATTTTTGATCTTTATAAAAATCAAAATGAAAAGCAGGATATGAGGTAGAACTTTGTGTATATGATAATGATGAATCACTTAAATCAAAGATAGCATTAGATCCATTGTAAAATACAAAAGGAGGGTTGATAAGAGAAATTGTCCCATCACCTGTTGATGATATTCCAACAAACTCTGGGAAATTTTGAGATAGTTGATATTTACTATCAACAAATTTTAAAGTATTCGCATCTACAACATAAACAAAATACTCTTTATTATTTTCAAGACCTATTGGGCTATCTGACGTGTGTATTATTTTATCCCCAGTCGTTAACTTATGGTCTTTTATTTCTATTGAATCCCTTATACCACCAGTAGCTGCGCCAGTAACAATCCCTGCAGCGACATAATCTAGGGGATTGAAAACTGCTTTTCTACGAATTTTATTGTATTTTACAGTGATTGTGGTGTTGATTCCCGGATTTACATCAACAAATACAGTGTCATTATTTTTCAATCCATGAGTGCCTGTTCCAACAACTGTTACAACATTTCGAGTAATCGATCCATTTATTTGTTTACCTTTACCTTTTACTCTTAAACTATGAATAGATCCAATACCAACATCTAAGAATTGTATTTCTTCAAAGGTAGGGAGTGTTCCTGTTAAACCTAATCCGAATCTAACGCCAGTTGATCCAATTCCTACTTTGACTGTTGATAAACCTATGAGATTGTCAGTCTTTCTAATTACAAATAAAGATGTGCCAATACCCACCGTAGTATCAGTTGTAGGAGTAGCAGAGAAGAATTTAACTTTTGGTGCTGTTTCAGATCCATTAACACCATTTAATTCATAATTAACAATGTCACCAGTTTTTAATCCATGTTCAGGAAGAAAGATTGAACCTCTTGGAATTAATCTAGTGGTAGAGCCTGCTCCGGGATTGTCAATCGTGATAGTATTTCCGATCCCAGTTTCATTTGCAGGATTAGCATGTGATGTTCCAATTGAATTTGATGGATTAAAGTATATTTCTCTATCTTCAGTAACAGCAAAACTTGTTATAATTCCGGACGAAAAAGTAAACACTCTAGGAACTTCTTCAAGAATAGTTGATTGAGTATGAGATACTCCGACTGCTTCAACTGGCCTCAATACTCTGATTCGAGAAGAAAGTTTATCAACCTCTAATACCTTTACAGTCTCTGTAGAAAGACCAACTTTAAATCTATCATTAGTTCTTATATTCTTTAAATCACCCTCAACGTTAAAGAATGTAACTATGCCAGTTGCAACAGCAGTTCCTACACCTTGAGACAATATGAGTCTTGTGGAACTAATTCCTATTTTGTATGATCCCACTAAATCTGAACTTGTTGTAGAAAGACCACCTACATTTACAATTACTCCATTTTGTAAGTTTACCGATGTCGATGCAATACCCACAAATGATGATCCGGAGTTTCTATAAAATTTTATCCCAGAAATAGTATTTTTAGATGCGCTAATACCAGATATTGTTCCTTTTAACTTTGTTACTTTAGCTTGTGCATCAAATGAATTTGCAATATTTTGATCGAATACCACACGATCATTTACTTTGTAATTAATACCTCCAGATGTTATTCCAACAGAATTAACTCCACCTTTTGTGACAAAATCAACATTTGAATCTTGATTTACAAATTTGTAAGATTCTGTAAAATAATCATATCCACTAAAGTCTTTACCAACTGCGAGTGGATATGTATTTCTCACAACATTTAAATTATTAATATTTAAATCTTCTTGATTAGAGATCCTACTAAAGTTAAATTTCTTTGGTTTTGAATTAAATTTATCACCAATTAAATATGGAAACTTTGGTTTTTTAAAATTCTTAAAAATACCGTCTGAGGCAGCAGTGGAATCAAAAGTAGCAAAATAAGCGTACGTTCCATTTGGATATTCTGGTGTGATGCAAAATCTACCATTATTTTCATCTAGTACAGAATCATCATTTGATACTTTATATGTGAAATCTTCTACAAAAAATTCTGGAGGAAAAGAACTTACTGGAGGTCTATTAATTTTTTTACTTGTTTCATCAACATATCCAGACTTCATTTGAACAATGTCACCACCATCTTTTCTTGAATATCCATAAGGGCCGTAAATTGGATTACCATCATACGCCCATCCCAAGATTGGTGAGTGTTGATCACTGCGACTTTCCACTCCATTTATTAAAGTTAAATCTTTTTTACCAAATAAAACATTTCCTCTCGAATCACTTGCATATGATATTCTTCTTAAATTTCTTGGTGCGTAAACATATGAGCATTGAAGTCCAAATGAACTATTTGTAGGTTCACTTATGAATACATCATCGTCATTTAAATTTGTTAAATTTTTTCTAAAATTATTAATTTGCCATTTTTGAATGACAGGTCTAAATCCTGAATTTTTTCCTGATGCATCAACTCTTACCGTTGTGGTTGAAGTGCCATATCCAATTCCACTACTTTCAATGTTTACTGCAGTTATAGTTCCGGATGAATTAATAATTGGAGTGAGTCTTGCATCAGATCCTATTCCCAATACCACTAAATCTGGTGGTGAATTATAATCAGTTCCACCATAACTCACGCTAACATCAACTATTCTACCATTAGCGACAACTGGAGTTATAACAGCATCTCTTCCGGTATTAAGGTTTATTTCAGGAACTTTATTAAAATTAACTATTTCAGAAGCACCATATCCAACACCTGTATTCGTTAATTGAAGTGAAGTTATCTCTCCTCTAAAAATTGGTTGTAAAGAAGCTTGAAATGTATTTCCAGCAATTGATGATATGCCAACTCTACCAATAACTTCTACTGATATTGGTGGATAGTTAAATGAATGAGTTCCCACACCGGTGTTTCTAAATTCATTAAACTGCCCTGTATTAAAGTAGAAAGAACTTACGGTTGTACCAACACCTACTGCTGCTAATTTAAATCTATCTTTATCAACAACTGAAACATAATATTGCTTATCTGTTGATAAACCATCTATTGCGGTTCCATCAACTGAATATTGAACGATTTCACCTGTTTTGTAATCATGATCTTTTATATTTACAATGTTTAAAGATGTGGTTATTCCAGTTGCTTCACATGATCTTTGTTTATTCTCATAACCTGACCCACTCTCTAAAACAACAACTGAACTTACAATTGCTTTTCCATTTAGTGATTTAAAAGATTGTACTCCACTTCCGTAAGCTGTAAGTGATATTGTACCGACTCCTGAAATTGCTTCATCATAACTTTCATGTAAAGTGATGGTATATTCAGATACTGAGGATACATAATAATTTGCCTGAGTTGCTAACCCTACTATCGGAATGCTTCCTAAAGGGTCGTATACGACTCTCTCACCCTGTCTAAATCTATGATAGGTAGTAAATCCTATTGATGAGGTATTTATTCCCGCAGCGTCTAATTTTATTGTTCCAAGACCTACACCATCACCATTTATTAACAATTCATGTTTAACTGTATTAAGTTTAGCAACTGCTGTCGCACCCCTCCCGTTGCCTCCAGTAATTTTGATTATTGGTTCTTCGACATAATCAAAACCTGAATTTATTATTCTTATATCTTGCAAAGATCCACTAACAGCAGCTACTGCCGTTGCTCCACTTCCAACAGAGTCGTTTATTGCAACCACTGGTGGATTTATGATATCATAATTTTCTCCACCTTTTATCACATTTATATTTTCCAAATTACCGTGATAAACGAAGTCTTTTGATTTGTAATTTAAAACCTCAACACCATCGACCAATATTCCAGTATATCCGGGATTTGTTAATTCTTTTTCACCACCATCAATTGGCAATGATACCTCTCTTATTAATTTTTGAGGTTGAATTACTTTACCGTTAAAATTATATTTTTCTACGTCATTTGATGCTATGGTTACATTATCAACTCCACCATCAGGATTCACCTTCGTAAATATATTACTAAAAATATCAGATTGACTTTTTGCAAATTTTACTGTGTTTGCATCTACTCTTTTTACATAATATATTCCTTCAGCAAATAATCTACTAATTATATACTCTTGAGTGATTACTTTTCCTTCAGAGTTAACTGTGTTTACTGTTCCTTTTTGAGGTGTATAATATACTGCGTCTCCCGTAAAATAATTATGATCAACTTGATCTGATATTTTTATTTCTTCATCATCTTTATTATAAGTTCCACCAAAAGTAAATTTTTGAGTTTTTGGATTTAATTTAGTAACACCTGTAAACGGTAATGATGATGATGCTACTAAAATTTTATTTTGTCCTTCAATAGGAGTAATTGTATCATGAAATCCAGAAATATGTCTCTCTCCAACCATCTGTGTTCCTTTAGTAGGATGTTCATGAAAAGGCCCATTATACGGAACACCTTTTACTAACCCACCATCTGGCTTCATGTAAATATTTTGAATATTAGCTGTAAATTTGTTAAGATCTTTATGAATATCAGAATCTACTTTTGAAATTCTTCTAGATACTTTAGTAATTTTTGTCGGGTCATTTATTCCAGATCCCTTTATTAAACAAGAATTATTATTAAAAACATCTGTGACAACATATAATTTATTTGAAGCAGGTTCAAATGTTTGAGTTATTTTATCTCCCCATTGAGTCGCTTCGGAGAAAGATTCATGAGTTGTAATTTTATCACCAATTCTAAGAATATTAGTGTCTTGAGTTTCTAATTTAAAAGTATTATTAACTGCATCTACAATTGAAAGTGATTTTACAACATAACTTTGAGCTGTATTAAATAACCAGTTGTTTTCTTTTACATTTTGTCCAATTTGACCAAGATTTTTTATCTTAATCTTTGATCCAATTTTTTGATTGTAAACATTTGGAGAAACAACTACATTATTAAGAACTCCACGAATTTTGACTCGTATACCATTATCAGTCAACCCATCCGATGCATATGCAAAAGTATTTTGATCAATTGATGTGTTATCACTGATTGATGCGGTAATACCTGTGGTATTAATACCTAAAAATTGATTTATAGTTTTGTTTGAATATGTGCAAACACCAGAATTTCCATTTTCATATAAAAATGACAAAGTTCCCGAATTAGGAAATCCTAACGTAGAATCAACATCAATATATGTTTGAGCAGCACCAACTTGACCTATTATTTTTGTTTTAGCATGAATTGAAAAATTACCATATAGTAAATTTGTTGATCCGTCTGGATTTATTGGTTCTGCATCCAAACTTATTTTATAAAAAGTGTTAGTATTGATTCCAACTGATACTTTTTGGACATTTCCCACAGGCGCATAAGCTTTTGAAATATTTTCAAAACTATCTTGAAATAAAGTTCTATTTTTAAGTAATTCAGGATCTCCAATGACAGGTTCAACAACAAAATCTCTTGTTTTTTGATAAATTGCATTAGAGGGCGATATTACATCATCGATCGGTCGAATTATATCTACTTTTTCAGCATAAAGAGCTCCAAATAACATGTTGAATGACTCATCAGTCCCTCTTCTTGAATAAAAATCTTTTGATTGACGAATAAATTGAGGTTTATTGATTTTTTCGTTAAGATCTTTTTGAAAACCATGTAATAGTTGATTTTTTGTCTTTCTTAAAAATTCATTAAGAAATAAAACACTTAAATTCTCAACTGTAGTGTTATTTTCATGATTTTGAGCCGTTGAAGTTGAAAAAATAAGATTCTCTGAATCGTTAGGATTAGTAAATGATGTAATTCCACTAAAACCTCTTTTACAGTTTACAAAACTTGTATCTGTCTTACTTTCATATGTAATTATCTCATCATTTATTTTTATAAGTCCATAATTTTCTGGAAATCCTGCTGTATTCGATACAAAAATAGTAGATGTTGTTATTCCAGCAGCCGCCGTTGTATTTGTTGCTTTTATTAAATTTCCACTCTCACTTAATTTAACATATGAGTCAATATTTTGAATTAAATCAACTGGCCCTCCTTTATATTCCTGACCCTGATAATATTGTGATAGAAATTCTCCAACCAAAGGAAAATCCTCTTGCACATAAGAGGGTAACTGGTTTTTTACTATCTGATTAAACTGAACTCTCTTTTCGGACATCTTTTATCGTATGATGTTTCCATTTTTGTAACTTGTTGTTACAGTATATGTTGAACCTGATGGATCAGCACCTGAACTAATCTCATCTACAACCATGTCAACTAAACTACTGTCTAATTGTAAGTAAAGATCTTGCAATCCAATAATATCATTTGATTCTGGAGTGGCTGATATCTCCAAAATGTCAACATTGTCTTTTGTTTTACCTGATACTATATTTATGGGGTCTAAAGTAATGCGTCCTGTTTTATAATTAATGACACCAATATTTCTTCTTTGTATAACAGGTGTAGATGATCCTTCATTTAAAGAGAACAATGATATTTGTCCCTTCTCTGCTGTTGAATCAGGAACATCATACAAATATACATCAGTATTAATATTAAGAACACGAAAAGCACTTGAACGAATATTAAATCCATTCATCGACCTAACATGAAACTCATTTCCAAAGTCAATCGCATACTCTGCAACTTCAGATGTAGCTAATCTTAAATCTCTTCTCATTTCAACAGTAGTAATATTAGATGTGACTGACTCATGACTTGAATCGATGACTTTCAAGAATCGACTATACTTAAATCTAGCACCATACTTGTTTAATTCTGATGACTCTGCGTATGATGTTAAATCCCTCTGCACTTTTGTTGAAACAAATGATGCACTTGGTGCTAAATTTGTGTTGTAATACACTTTACTATTGGTTTCGATAAACAAATATTTTAAATCAAGTATCTCTGGCACAATTCCAGCAACAGAATATCTTCTTAGATCCCTTTTAATATTTTCTTTGATTAAATTTGGTACAAAATCTCCATTTCGAGGTTTAATACTTATAAAAACTTTACCATATTGTGGAGGAACTAACTCTTCTCCTCCAAATACAGAAATTGACTCAGTTTCTGGATAAATTTTATTCGGAATAAGTATTTCATAGTCATTTGCACTCAAAGCTCTGTTCTGAGTAGAATAAACTTGTGGCGCAAACTTGCGGATTGAGTCAATACTCTCAATACTTTCCCCACCACTTGATGGTAAAGTGTTAGATATTAATGAAATACCGTTTGTTACAAAAATTTCGACTGAATTCCTTACATATGACACACTTCCGGAAAATGTAAAACTATTAATTCCGTTTCCATCTGTTCCATTCGTAACAATATACGTCATTTCAATTACATTTCCATCTTCAAGTGCTTTTCCAAACACTCCGTCACCAAAAATTACTTCATATTGTTCAGATTCGACTTCTTGAATGAAGTAAATATTGGAATTACCGGTAATTGTAGACTTTGTGACGGAATCAAACAATTCATCTTGTCTTGTGTACTTAGTTGACACTGAAGAATCAACCGAGGGACGCACAGAAACGACTAAACTGTCCAAATCTATCCCAACATTCGGTAAAATAAACTTTTGAAACTGATTTCGAGTTGAGTAAACAAACGTTTGACTTAAATATGACCCTTCATAGACTTCAATATCATCAAAATTAGCAACACCATCAATTACAGACACCGTTTTATCTTCTGGAATACCAAAAACAAAGGATTGATTGCTAAATTGACCTCCAGTGGTGACGACAGGC